AAACTGGACTACCGCAAATCCTACGCTTGCTTCAGGTGAAATTGGTTTTGAGACAGACACTCTAGAGTTCAAAATTGGAAACGGGTCAACCGCTTGGACTTCCCTAAAGTATTCAACCGATGTGTCACTGCTAAACGGCACAATGACTTCTGCTACATTTGCTGGACTTATTTCAGATGAAACAGGAACAGGCAATTTAGTATTCTCAACTAGCCCCACTTTCACTACCCCAAATATAGGTGTGGCTACTGGAACAAGTTTGAATGTTACTGGAAATTTAAGAGCAACTGGACAAATTTTTTCTAACACCGCTGGTCAAGGAAGTATAACTTTAGGTGACGCAGCCATTACAAAACAATCTGGTTCAGCGTTCCAGTTTCTTAGCGGTGGTTCCTTTACTCAAGTAGTAACGGCACCTACATTCACTTCAAATGTTGCTACTGGTACATCACCTTTTACAGTTACATCTACTACTCAAGTAGCAAACCTAAACGCAGCCACTACTAGCATCTCAGTAAACATAGGTGCTGGTGATGCTGGCTCATTGCCTTATCAATCAGCAGCAAACACCACTACTTTCTTGGCTAGAACCGCGACAAACAACTCGACACTTGCCTTTAACTCAAGCACAAACGCCCCGTTCTGGGTACAACCGACTCTTAGCAACACTTACTACGCTGCTACAACTTCTGCTCAATTAGCAGGTACAATTTCCGATGAAACAGGCTCTGGAAATCTTGTATTTTCTACAAGCCCAACTCTAACTACTCCATTAATTGCTAATTCAACTACTACAGCCGCTTCTGGGTTGTTAGATTACAACGGAGATATTTACACACTTACAACAACTGGAACATCGGCTGGTAAAGGTACAATTTTTGCCCCAGCGTGGGCTTATTCAAATGCAAACGCAACTGCTGCTACAACTAACACACCGCAGTCCATATTTCCAACAGGTGCTAGAACTTTAACTTTAGAAGCAGGTAAAACTTATTTCTTTAAATTAAATCTTTCAGTTAACTTTTCTTTTTCGTCAGTACCTGCCGCTATTCAGTTAGTCCCAACTTTTGCTAACGCACCAGTCAGCATTTATTATAACTCTATGTTTATTTCTGGAACTTCTGGTGGAGTTCTTTCTAGTAGGGTTTTAACCACAACTGCTACAAGCGTTTCACCAACACTGTCGTCAACTACTTCTAACTCAACTATTTTTGTTGAGGGATATTTTCGGAGCAATGCCACAACTGGTGGAACCGTAGAATTTAAATATCAAATCTCTACTGGTGGAGGTTCTACGGCTACCATGCTTGCCAACTCTTATCAACAAATTACTAAAATTGGTTCAACAGCACCAGCAATTATTTCTGGCGGATGGGCTTAGGAGTAAATTATGGAAGAAATTAAATTATTGCTGGAAAAATTTGGTCAAGACGGATATGTCAGTCCAGAAGATTTAAAAACCGTGGCAGAAGTAGTAGTGCTTTTAGTTACTAAAGTAGAAGAATTAGAGGCTCAGGTTCAAGCCTTATCTAACTAAATTTACATTTTGTCTTTGTTTCTAACAAAAACTACCCCGTTGTGCTTCTCTTCACAGCAGCGAGCCAGCACTTTAACTACAAAAAATTTACCGCAGACCTTGCATTTATTTGGGTCTTGACCTTTATTTTGTTGTTCCATATGTAATTAAATTATCCCACTAAACCTGATAGGCTATTTTTATGACCGATTGGATAAAACTAGAACGCTCAAAAGAGCCACTCACATCAAGCGTAAATCTTGATGAAATTACACAGGAACTTATAAAACCGTTTGATTATATATCTAATGGTCAAGAAAAGTTCTATCCGTATCTTTTGCCAACAGATTTACCTAAAACTTGGGGCATAGGAGTAATTGTTGGGGCATCTGGGACAGGTAAATCTAAACTTTTATCTCAATTCGGTAGTGAAATATCTAAGCCAATTTGGGATAACAATAAATCAATAGCATCTCATTTTGATACGCCAGTAGAGGCACTAGAAAAACTTTCTGCCGCTGGTCTTATGTCAGTTCCAGAGTGGGTAAAACCATATTCAGTATTGTCTAACGGTCAGCAGTTTAGAGCAGACCTAGCACGCTCTCTTCACGACTTTGCCCGCATAGATGAATTTACATCTGTAATTGACCGCAATGTTGCTAAGGCTGCTTCAACAGCAATGTCTCGATATGTAAAAAAGAATAATATTCAAAATATAGTTTTAGCAACCTGCCACAGAGATATCCTTGAGTATTTAGAACCAGATTGGATTATTGACACTGACAGAGGCGAGTGGGCTTCGGGAAGGTATCTTCATCGACCAGAAATGGTTCTTGAAGTCTTTGCTTGCTCAAACGAAATTTGGAGCCACTTCGCTTCGCACCACTATCTCTCCGAATCGCTCAACAAATCAGCACACTGCTACTTGGCACTCTGGAACGGCTCGCTAGTTGGTTTTGTAGCGTCTATTGCTTATCCATCTGGAACAGTTCAAAATGCTTACAGAGAGCACAGACTTGTTATTCACCCAGACTTTCAAGGCTTTGGATTAGGACCAAAACTTTCTGAGGCGGTTGCTCAACATTATTTGGACAACGGAAAAAGATATTTCTCAAAAACTAGCCACCCAAGGCTGGGTGGGTATCGTGATAACTCACCGCTATGGAAGCCAACATCTAAAAATCATATGCGTAGAACAGACGGACAAAATCTAGATGGAAAATCACGCTGGAGCATAGACCCTAATCGTTGGAGTTATTCTCACGAATATTTGGGTATTGACATAAACAAATAAAAGTGATACTATATACATATAGGTATAGGAGTAAAACTATGAAAAAAAGAAAAGCAACGGTTCCGTCTGGACCAAGACCAAATGATAAATGGGAAATCACAACGGAACTACAAATCAATGGTCGTTATGTAAAACCCGGCACAGAACTAAAAATAAAAGGTTGGCCCGGCCGACACCGATTTGTAAAGCATGTAAAAACTGAAAAGGGCGTTGAGTGGATAGATGTTCTAACTGGCTCAGACTGCTTCCGCAGTTGTGGAATGGATAAGGTAAAAACTGTACATTCTAAAAACAAGACAGACGAGCATTTGGCTAAAGAGTATAAGATAAAGCGTAAGGCTCAACTAGCAGAAGCCAAACAGGAGAACCTTGACCAATAATGAACTAGCCTTGCTCTATGCTCGTGTATCTACACAACTTCAAGTTAGTGATGGCGTAAGCCTAGATGTCCAAGAGCGACAACTTAGGCAAGCAGCAGAGTTGGCTGGCTACACGCAGTTTGAGTTAGTTAGAGAAGAGGGTCGCTCAGGTAAGTCTATTTCGGGTCGCCCAGCCCTTTCAGGGGCTTTAAAAAGACTAGATAACAAAGAAGCACACGCTTTATTTGTCACCCGCATAGACCGTCTAGCACGCTCTACAAAGGACTTTTTGAGCATCATTGACCGAGCCAATAGCAACGGTTGGCGTTTAGTTATGCTTGACCTAAATTTGGACACTTCTTCATATCAAGGTCGTTTTGTTGTCACAATTATGTCTGCCTTGGCTGAGATGGAGCGTGGAATTATTTCTGAGCGTCAGAAAGATGTCCACAAAGACCGCAGGGCTAGGGGAATAGTTTGGGGTAAAGACATGGGGCCGATGAACAAAACCCCTCAAGAAGTCAAAGACAGAATTGTTTTTGAGCGTTCTAAAGGGGATTCGTTTAGAAAGATTGCTGACGGTCTAAATAAAGATTCTATTCCGACTCAGAATCAGCGACAATGGTATCCAACAACTGTAAAGAATCTTCTTGACTCAATTCAGCAGGAACAGGCTGACTAGGAGTTTTGTCTGGGTCATCTTCTACTTGACCTTGAATTTCTAAAGTACTCAAGAAATAACCTGGGAAATTAAATTCTCCAGCGTGAGTAATTCTTACCCAAGGAGCAGCCCAAGCATCGTGTCCCAACTTACGCCAGATGTCGCAGAAAGCATAATCTTCAGAAAGCAAAATAGATTCTGGCTCAGGGGTAATGTAAGTTGTAAAGAATTCAACTATTTCTTCTCCCATAGGTATTTCTACGCTAGGAGAATTGTTGTGGTATCTCTTTACTAAATCTGATTTAGCAATTTCTTCCAAAACATTTCTACGAATAAACATCATTCCAGTACCAACATCACGAACTTTGAAAGGTTCATCTGCCTTAAAGTTCTGCTGTTCTGGTAAAAAGTTCACGGCAAAATTTCCAGAGTAAAGTTCTAGATTTGGTTTCCCAGCAAGAGCAGCCTTGCGAACATTATCCCAATTTATTGATTTCATTGGGTAGATAGCACCAATCAAATCTTTACCTGAGTTAACCATTTTTACTATGTCTTCAGAAACCCAACCGTGGTCTCCATCAATAAAAAGCAAAGCGTCAGCATCGCTTTTCAAAAACATATGAGTAAGAGTGTTTCTTGCTCTAGTAATCAAACTTTCGTTTGTGATGGACATAATATTTACTGAGTGCCCAGCCTTAGCCAATTCACCAGTAAGTTGTGTCAGACAAGACACATACACACTCTTTGAGTTACCGCCATACATTGGTGTCGCTATAACGATTTTCATATTTATCTTTCTTTTAGGTGGGCGGGGTCTTGCGACCCCAACCCAGTCTTGTTACTCTCCCGCAACTCGACGGGTTTATCCTACAACATATTTATAGAATCTAATGTGTTAGACACCACTAGAACAAGTGATTTCTACTTCTCAGTTCTACTTCAGCCCAGTTGATTTCTGGCTGTGGCTCTACTGGCTTAGGTAAAAGCATCATATCTTTTACTACCGCTTTAGAGCCTTGACCGTCTATAGTAAGACCTCTATCCGACAACTTACGCTGAAAACGGATTTGAGTTAGTGGTCTTTCACCACGGTCTTCCGACCAAGCACGATAGACACTGTAAAGAATTTTTACAGAAAGCATAGTGCCCTCAGACTCTTTTGCCACTTCTTCAAGGAACATACCG